TTATGCAGGATGGCAATGACTTCTGCAAAAGCACAATGGTTGTGATTATTGATGAGCTTATGAGCGACATGATTGCTCAGGCTCGGGACACGACAGATCAGGTCAAGATGCTGTGGGTCGTTCACAGAGCACGTCAGGCTCTAAAAGATGTCATGGTTGATGAGGGGGTAGGAGATGGCGATGGACTGCGCCCCAAGCCGTGAACTCGCGCACATGCTCATCGCTGACGCCACCCGAATGGCTGAGGGGAAAGCAGATGATAGTAGTGAGGAGAGCTAAGCTGTAAAAATCCATAGACGTAATCGTCATGGGGTGTTATCTTCAAATCGTGTTTGATTCAGGAGTATCAGATGCGATCAGATCTTGTTTGTACGAGATGCGGATCTAGCCGTTTAGACATATTTAGTCCTGTCCATTGGGACATTGGGCGGCAGGTCTTTGTCGTGGATGAAGAATTTGTGCGTGAACATGAGCACAGATGCGTGGCCTGCGAGAAGTGGATGCGGCCAGAATTAAAGCCAGTCACATCAGATGAGGAGTGAGCATGATGTTATGTAGAGAATGTTTGGTGGCAAACGGCCACCACCCCAACTGCCCAAACACCGATGACATGCCAGATCAGGAGTTTGTGCTCTGGTTTAACGGTGGCCCACGGCAACATTTTTCAAGTGAGTTTGCCATGCGCCGAGCCGCAGAACAGTACGGGTTTAATGCGGACGACGTTTTGCGATTCGGTGAGGTTGACATGTTAGACAGTAACGGCGTCATCGTCGGCGGTTGCTACGCCGAGGAGGATGCTTATGTCTAGCCTCGACACCCAAGTGGGCGGCGACCACTACAAGCAGATGAAGATCCAGCCGCTGGAATATGCGCTGGAGAACGGTCTGGGGATTTGTGAGCACGCCGTTATCAAGTACATAACCCGATGGAAATACAAGCATGCCGATGGCGTGGAAGACCTAAGGAAGGCTCGCCACTACCTCGACATACTGATTGAGCGAGAGATCGCCCAAGGAGGTCAAAATGGAAGTGAGTGAGCCGCGAAGCCAAGAGTATCGCGTCCAGAGATACGATGGCCAAGATTGGTGGACTGTAGACAAGCACACATATTACGTTGATGCGGTTGTGTGTCTTGGTCAGCGTGTTGAAAGTGACCCTGAGTCAGACCACAGAGTGCTTAGAGTGACTTTCGAGACAGCCATTGAGGTTCCATCAATCGAAACGGAGAAACTGCCATGAGCTTAGATCAAAAGGCTAGGGAAGCGCTCACCGTTTTGCTTGCCACAATCTTGTTTTTAACCGCGTCATCACTCGACTATGAGGATGCCGTTGCTGACGCACAGTTTTACTGTGAACAAGTTAAGGCCAAATCATGGCCTGATTTCAAACCTGAAACCAACTGCGAGGAGTAGTGACATGAGAACCGCAAACAAAAGATGGTCAAAAACAGAGGATGATGTGCTCGCTCAGGGCATAAAAGAAAACACGTCCTACCTGAATATCGCCAACGCATTGGGCCGCACTGAGAAATCAGTGCAGATGCGTGCGTTTGTGCTCAGGAAAAAATCCCAGCGTTTCGCCAAATACAGGCCGGCAAAGAAAGCCGCCCCGAAACAGCAGGAAAAGCCGGTTATCAAACACCAGTATGTTCTGCCTGACATGACCCAGATTGCGAGCCAATATGACCGCTTATTTCTAGCCGCAGTCATATCTGCAATGTGCTCGTTCTCCACGATGGTAATGTTTGCCATCGCGGTACTGGCGTCCTAATGGGAAACATCGGAGGTCGCCAGCACGCCCTCAGCAAAGAGCAGGTCGCAGAGGCCCTAGAGCTTTATGAGGAAGGCAACTATTGGTGGCAGATCGCCATCATGATGAGGGTGAGTCAATCCACCCTCATGCGCTACATCCGCAATGCGGAGAAATATGGCTATTCGTTTTGGACTAGCTATCCGAGAGAAGATTAGTGGTATAGTAATTCAGGCCCCATCACTCCCTCCGCGAGCGGCGGCGTGGTTAGATGGTATTTCGGGGGGCCGACTCATGACCGAGATATCCTCAACCGCCGCACCACTTCTTTGTCACCCACTCGCGATGCCAGCTCGCCTTGTCATAAAGGGACAGCCTGCGACTTTCATCGCTGTTGTGATCAATCACAGTTCTGATCTTTTCCTCTTGCAGGGCATACACCAAAACCGCCCTCGCCCTCAGCTTACTTACCCCCAAAAACTCTTCAACGTCTTCGATAGTGAAGCTAACTGTCGGTATCTTCAACAAGTCATGGATAAGATCCGGAGCGTTCTTGTTCTCATTTCCCACGCAAGTGCCTCACCGGATTTCTCCCCCCCGCCATCCTTCTTTCAGCGACCCAAGACAGACCCTCCTTGAGCGCCTTCAGCTTCTTGGGATCCTGAGATACATCCCAGCCGTGAATGATCACCTCTTCCACCAGATACTTGTGATACGGCCCGTAGCGATCTGAGATCAGCTTCATGGTGCGCCCAAACCGCATCAGACTGTCATTGGCCATAGGATCTTCAGCGCGCTTCCCTCCTGTGCTCGCCTCAAACCTAAGCGGCCTCACATACATCCCCGCCTGTGCGCTCTGACTGAGAATATATTCTCCAGCCTGATGCTCCTGTAATGTCAAAATCCCATCAATGAGATACCTGTCGATCAGCGTCTGATCCATCACCTTGGCGCGGGGCATCTTACCGCCCTCCACCATCACGCTGTGGCGCTTGTAAATCTCACTGGTACCAAGGTCTGTGTGTGACTTGTCAGTCATAACAGAATTGTCCCCGGATAAAAAATTGTCCCCGGATAAATTTCTTTATTTTTAACTTGTCAGACATAATAGAATTGTCCCCGGATAGCTTTTCCTGAGTGAGTATCGACACCAACGGCAACGTAGGGATTGGGACGCTGTTTCTTGCCTATTCCTGACAAGTCACCAGAACTCATCGAAGTCCTCCCAGCTCCGGCTCACCCCCTTTAAGGAGCTTAAGTTGACTGCCGGCTCGGGCGGATTGAATCCTTCATACCTGCCGTTTGACAAGTTGTATGTAAGGCAGGCCATACCCTGCTGGCCGACCCACTTAAACCTCGACTTCCAGCAGTGAATTTCGACACAGTCTTCCGCCCGATGCACAGTGATGCCCAGATCTGCCTTGGCAAACCATGCCGCAGATCCAGAGATATTCATCCCCTTGGGTACGGCGTAGGTGCCATCTTCTTTCGGGTACATTTTCTGCGGGTGGGCGACAAACCAGACATGGATGCCGTGGGCCTTGGCAAATGAGGTGATCTTACTGAGCATATAGCTGATCCCAGAATGCTCCTCTGCACCGGTCTGTTCTATGTAGTTATACGGGTCAATGACGAGACCTCTCACCCCAAGCCGCATCACTGCCTGCTTGGTTCTGTCGATCACGCTTTCAATGGTGCTCATGCCGCCGTCCTTGGATTCAAGGAAGACGAAGTGACCATTAATGAACTCGACTGCATCAGCGAGATCTTCCTCGGTCATTCTGGGGCCAAGGCCATCGTAGAATGGCTTGCCCGTCACTTTCTCTGCCAGCTTGGCGATGTGCATGTGAGGCGGGTTCTCAAACGAACACACCGCAAACTTCCATGACTCACGCTGAGCTAGGTTTACCATGATCTGGTCTATAAACTCAGACTTACCCGAACTGGGCATGCCCGTCACGATGGATAGCTGTCCCTCAGCTATTGTGAACAAGTCATCTATAGCAGGTATTCCCGTGGACGCACCCCGACCGTGCCCATTGGCATAAATCTCACGCACGTCATCAAAATAATCCACTGCCCCATACACCCCAGAAAGAGGAACCGGCTCAGGGTTATCGAATAGATTGTGGGTTTCTTCTGGGCCAAGACGCTGTACCGCATCATTCCCGTCCTTGATCTCCTCCGGAAACTTGACTCGCCAGCACTTGGCTCGACCCACCCGACGCGCTATTTCCTCTGCAAGCGCCTCTCCAGCCTGATCGTTATCGGTCGCAAGAACAATCTTCTTGCATCGCTCCAGACGCTCACGCTCCTCCCAGATGTAAGAGAATTTATTATCTTCCTCCGGAGAGACCCGATTTTGGCTTACCTTCGCCGGCGCCCCATTTGGGCATGACACGGCTCTAATTCCGACGCTCGCCAAGGCAATAACATCACACTCGCCCTCGACTATCGTTAAATCCTCGTCGCTATCTTCCACGTTTTCGATGCCGTAGAAAGATCGGGGCGCCCCATCACAGGAAAATGCCTTCCCGTCAACGGATCGCCACTTGATTGCGGTGGGGTTTTCCCGTGGGCCATAAATGAATCCGACTGCTTCCTTCATTTCGCCGTGGAAATGTCGGGTTCCGGTGGTCATTGCTGGCAAGTTGTCAAGAGTATCCAGATGTACGCCGCGCCCCTCAAAAAATCCCTTGATAAGATCGACGTTGTAATTTAATTGCGTGGGTATCCTGACAACCTTCTCCATGTGAGCCTCGTAAAATTTGCGCCGCTTTACCGCACCGGACAGGCCACAGTGGTGGCAGTGGTACAGTGAGTGGTCTGGTTTAATTGTGATTGAAAGTGTTTTTTGGTTCTTTTTTTTGCGTTGATCGCCGCACTCTGGACACTTGACCCTTGAGTCACTTTGGTGCCCCAGCACATACTCGTCCAAACTCATAGCACTTGCCTACCCCCTATTTTTGTGATATTGGTAGACTCTAGTACTGTCCTAGACTAGGAAAGAAACAGCTTAGTTCATTACTATTTTTAACAATTAGTAATGTCCTAGACTAGAACAGTCCTAGATGAAACACTCCTAAAGTCCAAACTCAGCCCCCGCCACAGGGGGCTTTTTTTACCGCAATTCCTCCATCACCATCCTCGCCACTACCTGCTGTTCAGTCTGGCTGAGCAGGAGCATTTCGTCGAGGGCGTCTTGGAGGCCCACCGGATAACCGGCAATTTCGCAATGGGAAAGAAAGGCGGGGGACTGCAAATACCTGATGGCGTCCGCTTTTTCTTGAGGCTGGGTGCCGATTAAGTCGCGGATTGCTTGGAAGATTACCTTCCCGTAGACCATCTTATAGGTGTCTGACATGTATTTCTGCCCGAGGGTTTTCCTTGTCAACCCCTCCCCAGTAGATATGCTTTTCTTTCACCTGACGATCATTCTTATACACCAGTCCCTGCAAGCAGTCCAGTATTAACGACTCATCGAGGTCTGGACGACGACTGGCGTAAAAGATTTTGATGTCTACGGCAACGTCCTCAGTGAATGGCTCGTCAAGTTGTGGGCATTGCTGACTAAAAGACTTGACATAGTCCAGCGCTTTTTGTGACTTGATGAACAGCGGGCGCCCACTTTTACTCTTGACAAGCCTACGACTATTTGCCTTGCTACACGGCTCCCCAAATACAACAATACTTATTGACATAGCTACAGCCCGTCATATAATTAAGCCCGAACATTAGCAGGGAGGTTCGATCGTGAGCAAGATGGGCCGTTATGTTTATCGACTGCAAGAGGAGAACGAGCAGTATGACAACTATCCAGATAGAGAAGGGTGTACCGATGCCGAATCGCACCCACTTGCCAGAGTTACCATTTACGGCGATGGAGATAGGGGACTCCTTCGTGGCGCCCGTACTGTCGAGCGACGCCAGATCAATCCAAGCTCTCAGGCAGAGAGTGACCCGCTTTCAGAAACAAAACCCACCGAAGAAGTTCAGCGTCGTTCAGGACGGCGAACAGATGAGGGTGTTTAGGGTTATATGATCGTCACTAACCAGCACAATCTTCCTGAGCCTGTATTCAAGGCGCTGACGCACAGCGACTACAGTCGAGGATCAAGCAACCGCTCGGTCACTCAGCTTATAGATTCGCCACGGGTTCGCATACTCAGGAAAGAGCACGACGAAGAGATCTTTGAAGATGCCTCAGACATGTTGTGGTCAGTGCTGGGCACGGCAGTGCATCACATGTTTGAGCAACACCAACCAGAGGGACACATTGTCGAGGAGCGCCTGTACGCAGAGGTGGACAACTGGGTGATCAGCGGGGCGATTGACGTTCAGCGATCAGAGGACGATGGTTCAGTTACCGTTCTCGACTACAAGTGCACGTCGGTCTGGTCTGTGATCTATGGCAAGAAAGAGTGGCACAACCAGCTCAATTTCTATGCTTGGCTTGTTGAGCAGTCAAAAGACATTGAAGTGAACAAGCTACAGGTCGTTGCGGTACTGCGAGATTGGCAACGCTCCAAGGCCACCTTTGAGGAAAATTATCCGAAAGCCCCTTTGGTGATCGTGGATATTCCTCTTTGGTCTCAACAAGTCAGGGACAAGTATGTGCGTGGCAGAGTCAAGCTCCATCAGGACGCCGAGTTTGAGCGATTGACCGGAGGCAACCTGCCATTGTGCTCGGACGAAGAGCGCTGGAAAAAGGACAGCTCATTTGCGGTAATGGCAAAAGGCCAGAAGCGCGCCAAGCGCGTCTTTTCTGACCGGCAGTCTGCCGAAGACTACATTGCTCAGCAGTCAGGCGCGGGACTCAACGTCGAGGAGCGAGTGGGAAAGTGCACTCGTTGCGAGGATAACTGGTGCCGAGTGGCGCAATTCTGCGATCAATATGGAGAGGAAGTGTGAACGACCCGCTGGGCACTGACCCTGAGTTCTATACGAGAGTGGTCGGCATGATGCAGGCGTCCACGCCTAAACTGCAAATCACTGTCAATGGAAACCGGCTGTTGTTTTATTTGGCCGACAAGTACATCGGCGAGCTGACAACCGCCGAGTTCTACAAAATGAAACCTAACGAAGTTTGGAAAGCACTAGGAGTAAGCAATGTCTACAAAAAAGGATACCTCCTCTGACACTTTGCACAGCGCCCTTGTTACCTTGAGGGGCGTTCTGTCTAACCCAGAGAAAAATTCAGTCAACCCACATTTCAAGAGCAAGTATTGCAAGCTGGAGGATTTGATTCAACACGTCAGAGGGCCGCTAAGCAGTCATGGTCTCACGTTCGTGCAAAATATCGTCAACGAAGAAAAATCTGTAATGGCGCAGACCACCATCATTCATCAGTCCGGCGAAACTCTGACGCTTGATGGGCCGGCTGTTCTTATTGACAAGTTCACACCACAGGGTGTGGGCGCCGCCTGCACATACGCCAAGCGTTATGGGATCTGTAGCGCGTTTGGTATTGAGTCTGACGACGATGACGATGCCAATGTTGTCGAAGACCAGTTTAAGGACAAAGACAAGACCAAGCCGCCTGCCAAAAAGGCCGCTCCCAAAAAGATAGAAGAGCCGAGCAATGTTACACCCATAAAGGCCGGCAGTAATGGCGCGATATCTCCGAGCATTGGTTCGGCAGAAGAGGCCGCTAATGTCGTGGCGTTCATGAAAGAAACCGTGGACACTTTCGCGTCAGGGTCTGAGGGCGAGCTGATTGATTTTTGGAGGCAGAACAAGCAGGTGATTGATCTGCTGGATCAAAACTACAACGAGCACTACGAGCAACTGAAGGGCCACTTCACTGCTCTACGACAAAAGCTCAAAGAGGCGAGCGCATGAAAGAAAAATCTCAAAACTCAGTCGGGCCAAGAGGCGCGGAAAGATATGCCAACTACTATTTGGGCGAGGATGTAATGTCCATGTATGAGGTGGCCGACCGCCTTGGCATTGGACTTAATCACGCTTACTCCGCATGCAAAGAAGGGCTTATTCCTAATATGCGAATTGGGAAGAGATATATCATCCCGAGGGCCGCTTATCTTGACTGGATAGCAACCTGCGGAGGTCAGCTCAGTAAAAACACCCAGAAGGAGGAAACCAATGAGTAAATACCACAAGACCGAAGGGGGCCTCTGGGTCAACTCAGAGAAAAACAAGGCGAACCACCCAGACCGTACAGGGACGCTCGCTATTTCCCGCGAACAGCTCAAGGGCTTGATTGCTATGGGCAAGAAGGGCGAGGCGGTCAAGATCAAGATTGCGGCGTGGGACAGAAAGGCGCAGGACACAGGACAGCCTTACCAATATGTAACAGGTGAGGTTTTTTGGGATGGCGAGGAAGCCGCACCACCACCGCCGCCGCCAAAGCCGCAACAGGTTCTGTATGAAGAGGATGACATTCCGTTTTGATTCGCTCAAAAAAACTGCTCGACGCGGCCAAGGATCAGGCGTGCCTCAACTGCGGTGCCAGAGATGGGACTGTGGTTGCGGCGCACTACACTGGCTTGCGGAGCCACCTGCTAGGCAAAGGAACCGGACACAAGCCTCATGACTTCTGCATCGCCGACCTTTGTCATAGGTGCCACCACAAGTTTGATGTGGCGTTTGATGGCTCATCTTTTGAGAAAAAGATCGACCTGAGCGAGCAGTTTTTATTCCTGATTATTCAGACAATACTCAGAAGGATCGACCAAGGCGTTATCGTAATCAAGGGAGATAAAAATGCCTGAGCACAACCCCATTGTGAGACTAAGGTCTCACCCAACCAGAAAGAAGGCGATTGATGCCATGTGCGCCCACTGCATGGGGTGCACCGATGACCACATGGAGTCAGGGTTCAAGCGCCTGATTAGAGAGTGCACGTCATACAAGTGCCCCCTTTATCAGTACCGCCCATTCCAAGCCAAGGAGCAGAAAAATGCAGTTGCACATACCGCGCAATAAATCCATCCAACTGATGAATGTCTTTCAGTTCCTGTCTTCCGCTTTTCCCGATGCGGTTCGGGATCTAATTGACACCAACAAACAGGCGCCCCACGGCGTCACCATTGAAATCAAGCCAATGCGTAGCGCCAGAACGCGCCCTCAAGAGAATTACTACCGGAAGCAGTGCGCTGAGTTCGCCCGATTCTGCGGTATGACGCCCGACGAAATGCACGAAGAAATGCTGTGCCAGTGCTATGGATCCACTGAGCATGCGACCAAGTTTGGCATGCGAAGGAGGCCGGCAAAGCGGAGCGGGGACGCCAGTAGAGGTGACTATTCAGATTTAATTGAAACGCTTTGTCGTGTAGCCGCAGAAATTGGCTATTACATACCGCCTGCGGAGGGCGATAGATGACCAAGATTAAGGTGGAGCTAGAGGGCGAAGCCTACGCAGACGTGCTTACGTCCATGAACAATTTTACTCAGGACATTTTAGACAGAATAGAGGAGATCGAGGCGTCGCTGGACCGCATAGCCTCTATTGCTGGCGCTAACGCAGACACACTGGATGTCCTGAGGGATGCCATGCGAAGGCTGAACAAGGCGAAAGAGTCGCTTGATGCAGATGAGATCTCAGACTGAAGCCTTTTACACTGGGTCAAGGTTCAACCGCCACACGATATGCGAGAACGGGGAAGGCCAGATCGCCGGCAGGTTCGGGGAGGCTGAATTTGCCAAGCTACTTTGCCTTCATTCGCCCAGCTTCTCATGGATGGGTGGGCAAGCCGGCCCTGTAGACTTCATCGTTCGCCTGAATGACAGCAAGTCGGTCACTGTAGATGTAAAGACTAAGCGTCGAACAGTAACAGCCAAGCCATACTACGACGCCCACGTTACGCTTAGTCAAAAAGATTATGATGTAGACGTTTATGTTTTTGCCAGCATGAATGAGCGAGACAGCAACAGCATTGAGCTACTGTCTTGGTGTACAAAGCGATGGTTCTGGGAAAACGCAAGGATTGTGTCTGCTGGCGACCTAGATAAAGACGGCTACGCAGAAGAGGCCGATGCCGGTAAGATAAAATACTCCGAGATGATGCCGATGAATCAGCTATGGGAGCGATTTGAGGGCTACCTGTAGGGATGGCTTGTTGTAACTAAATTTAGTTACAAGGCTGGAGAGTTGCTTGTGAGACACTGCTATAGATGTAACAAGTCAGGCGCGCCAATCAAGGATGCCCTGTGCGAAAAATGTAAAGAGGAGATGCTGAGGGAATTAACCTGCGCCGAATGGCTGGTTCCGTTTGGTGTGGTGCTGTTGATGTCAGGTGTGGCGTTCATTCTTTCTAGTGTATGACCTCGTCTTCGGCGCCCGTCAACTCGTAGATACAAGCTAAGTGGACCGCCGAGGCCATCATGCCGACATCCAGCACGTTGGCATGGCCGCTACACTCAAAGGTGACGCTACCATCTTTTAGTCGGTAGACAATGATCGCGCTGTGAAGGTTTGATGCAAGTCCGTCATCATCATCACCAAGCCTTTCGGCAAAAGCCTCCGCCATTTCCTGCGCCGACTCCCACGCAGTGGGGCGTTTAAAATCAAGAACTTTTGTCATGCCTTGGCCTCACTGTTACTCGGTGGACTTCTCCCTCTGACTTGTCATAGGTAATGATCTTAGCACCACGCTGGCTGACATAGCCATTGGAGCTTGCATAATTATCTCTGGCAGACAGGGTTGGATGCTGTTCCACGGTACACCCAGCATCATCCAGAACCCGCTCATGATGCAGGTGGCCGCAGTGCAAATACGCATGATCCGAGGCGCCCCACATCTCTCTGAACCTTGGCTCGGAAGCAAACAGCTTTTGCAGTTGCGCCATGCGTAGCTTATGGCCGTGATGGAAACCAAGCATGATTTTGCCATGCAAGTAAGCATAGTAAGGAAACTCGTTGTCGATTACTTCGACGCGCGGCTCGTCCTGAAACCTGTGCTTTAGGAACTTACGCATCCAGACACTGGAGGCGAGGTCATGATTGCCTTCGGCCTGAACCACTACCACGCGCTGATACTTTTTCAGCATCAGATGCACAGCTTCGGTCATTACATTGATGCTAAGCTCAACAAGTTTGGAATAGCGGTCGTCCCCGGTAAGGTGATGCCCGGAGGTGGGCGTAACCTGAACAAGTCCGTCCCAGTGGAGAAAGTCGCCAAGCTGGTTAAGAATGCCGACTTCAGAGTTGGGCGATGCCTTTAACATGTCATGCACAGAGTTCATGAACACGTCTCTAGCAATCGTCACATCCCAGTCGTCACCATCAGAAGCTCGCCACGCCTTCATGCCGAGATGAAAGTCAGTGATGGTCAAGAGAGAGGCGAGATCTGAATCGGACTGCTTTGGAGGCTTGGCGGGTTTGAACTTCGGGAGCGCAGTTGCCGCATCTTCAACGGCCTTGAGCAGAGCCTCTACTCTTTGTTGCTCGTCGGCGGCAGACTTAACCCACTGGCCTGTCGGCTTGCCGTCTTCGTTATAGTAGGTGGATACGCCCTTAATCTTGTACCCTTCGGGCACAACATGCGTCATATCGTGGTCTGGGCTGTAACCTCGCCTCGCCGCGTTTGCCTTAATACGGGTTACGGTGCGGTAGATATTACGCTCTCCGATGCCCAGCTTATGAGCCGCCTCTTTTTTTGTGAGGCCACTGTCCAGCAGGGCCGCGACCTCAGCCTGAGCCTTGCTCTCGGCAAACTTCCCTAACTGCATTCTATGCCCCCGCTAGAATGTTGTTTCCATAAACGGCAAATTCGCCTTTTCTTTTAATAACGGCATGACCTTGAGGTACTCGTTGAGCTTGGCGTCAAGATCGTCGATCATCTCTCGCTTTAATTCCGGGTTTAGGCTTGATGCCGTGACTCTTCTCTTCTGGTCCCTGATATCATCAAGCCTTCTCTTTACGGAATAAACAGGTTCTTTCAGGCTGTATAGCTCCCTGCGCGTGGCGAGATAGGCGATTAGCTCATCGTTCCGGCCATCCCGCCTAAGCCTGTTCACTGTGTTGACTACCGTGGAAACTTCATTGTACAGATCGTAGGCGTCCTCTCTGAGGCCAGACCCCTCTTTCTGACCGAAAAACCGCTTCCACAGGGGAAACTCAAACACATTCCTTGCGGGCGGCAGGGGAGTGCCCTCACCCTTGACGAACTCTGTCTTCATGCCGCGATCCACAAGGTCAAGAACGTAGGCGCCGAGAGTCCCTGTGTATCCGTACATCACATGATCCACCTTCATTGGGCTGACGTTCAGCGCCTGACCGACAAACTTGCCAATTTCGGTGGAACCAGCAGAATCCTGCAATCCCGCAGTGATTTTCTGGTCGATGTAATACGGCACAACCTGCCTTCCAGTGAAGAAGTTATGATTAAGTGCGGCCTCGACCACTGGAGCAAACGCTTGCGCCCCGAGCGGGTTTATCTCAAGCGTGGAAACAACGCCTCTTCTCAGGGTTTCCGCAACCTCCGGGGCGGTTTTTTCGCCGTAGGTCGCGGCAATAATTGTCTCCGGCACAGTCTTGAACAGCAAGCCAACCTCAAAGGGGATGGGCACCTTGACTGGTACGCCAGCAGATGTCGGCAGAAGCCAGTTGTTGTCTCGCACCTCATCTGACTGCTCTTTATACTGGTCATCATCGCTAACTAGCATGTAGTAGATGCCGGTCAAACCAGAGAGCAACAGCGCTCTTGTGGCAAATTTTTGTAATGCCCGCCCCTTCGTGTCTCCCACTGCTGAATAGTTTCCGGAGGCGGCTCGCACGAAAACATCAAGACCTTGGAACCTAGCGTTTAAGAACGGTATTGCGGCTGTAACCACCCTCGCCAGAGGATGGCCTCCTCTCCTTGAAAAGTTGATGATTTCCATTGCTTGGAACGCGGCTTCGGCTTCGTTGCCCGTTCTGGCAAGCACGTCGTTGTAAACAGCGTTTCTTGTCGCGGCGTCAGAAGCTGTTGTAGCGTCTCCGGCCCATCTCCAAACAGTGGTAAACATTCCAAACGGACTGCCCCGCTTACCTTCAGGCCCAATGCCTCTGCGGGTGGCCTCATCTCCGAAGAACTTAACAACATTATCGGGGTCTCGCGAGTAATCATAGCCACCAACCACGCCGACTCGCTCAAGCCGCTCTACCCCATCAGCCAACCCCTTCAGGCTATCCAGAACTGGCACGAAGTTTGCGCCGGAGGTGACGAATGTAGACAGGGTATCCCTTAGTATGTTGGCAATCATAAACCCCGGATCGCGGGTAACGGTCTCGCGGAGGATGGTGCTCGGTAAGCCAAGTGTTTTTGTTAAGATGTCGGTGACAGCGCCACCGCCCAGCGTTTCCATTGAGCTGTAGATCAGATTGTCATCTATCTCAAACTGAACCGGCTTGCCATTAACCTTAAACTTCACTCCGTTTGGCACGCTTTGCTTTAGCCCAACCTGCCTTGCAAGGCCAAGCGCCTGCATGTCCCGAGCAATTCTCTGCTGGGCCACATTTCTCATGCCCATTTCTATTGCCGCGCTGAGGTTAAGGGACACCGCTTCTATGATGCCCACGTCAACAGCCTTCTCGCTACCCTTGTAGCTCTTAAAGCTGGACAGGTGGGTCAAGTCGCCGAACACGCCAGAGGCCACCTTCGGCACATTCTGGTCTCCCTGCGCCTGACGGTAAAAGGGTATGTACGAAGACGCCTTCCATACATCAGCAGTTTCATCATTGAGGATGCCGGTGTTTTTGAGGAAATCAATCGTCTTGTCGTTGTACGCCTGCCATACATCGTGCCACGCGGTGACAGGGTTGTACCCATTGGCATCCGTCAGGGCGTCAACTGCGGCGAGTATCTCTGCGCGAGTCCCTTCGTCTACCGGCGTCTCCTTGCCGACCAGAGTCTTGACCTTCCCCGCCACCTTCTTCTTATACTCAACTGTTTTTAGGTATTCAGAACGCTTGACGATTGCATATGCCTGCGCCAGCTTTCGCAGATCGCCCACCTCCTTGTTGTAGATGAGCGACATTACGTCAATCAAGCCGTTGTACTTCCTGTTCTTGTGGTAGAAGTCAACAACCTTGGTCAGCCCGTTTTCATAGGCGGGTACACCGTATTTGATTGCAGACGCCAGAATCCCCCTAGAGCGATCAGCAAAAAGGGCGGCGGCTATTGCGCTGGAGTCAGCCTCAAGCTCGCGCAACATTGGATTCTTTTGGTAGTACTTCTCCAGACCAGCGTAGCGG